TTCGGTCTCGGTGCCAATATGGTTGGTTTCCCCAACATGGGTGGTATGCCCGCTCCTTTAGTATAAACATACCTTTAACATTCTTTTTCTAAGGGTTTCTCTACTATCCTCAGTTGATAACTAAGTTTATTAAAAAGAAGATAGCTCCAATAAGTTCCCATTGATGAAATTAAAATAGTTGCCCCAACAAGTAAATAAGATATACTACACAAAACAGACCAAATACTCCAAAAATAGAGATAAAGACGAATATTGCGATAATAAGAATACCAAATAAATTGAACAAAATCAATAACCAATATTAGATTTTTATGAAGAGGACGTCTTTTATGATTATGATAAGAAACATAAAGTGGAATATTTGAAAGTTCCAATAGATAGAAGATATAAGTTATTTCTTCTGCCAAGTATTCAGTATAAATCATATATGAACCAGAAATTGCCAGAATATGATGTATTAAAAATGGAATTTTATCCCATTTACCAGAAACATATTGGGATATAACTAAATATCCAAAATCATATACATAAAAACTACCTGTAAGATATGCATTAAAAATACAATTTGTACCCAATAATATTTTATGTAATATAAATATTAATGCGTGTGAAGCATTTACAAGATTGGCTGAGATATTATGAGAATATTTCTTATTTAATAAGTTAAAAATAGACCCCCATAATATAATAAGTGAACCAAATAGATACATTTTTTGGTTTTAAACAATATAATTAGTTAATTTAATATGTTTTATTCTTAAATATATTCAGAAATATTATAAAAAATAAAACAATATAAAAATAAAACAAACATAATAAATATGAATTTATTCATCCTCCAGTGATTGGTGGCAATATGACTTATAGGTGAGTCGCCGATTAAATGGCTGTGGTTCGCTGTAGCTAAAATCAGTTGGTTCTTTTAGAACCAGAAAACTGGAGTAATGGCTTTGATAAATTATGATACTGGGAATTAATTTTGTCCTAGTATTATAATCTATATGTTTAAATATATGAAGTCTTTAATTTTAGTATTACTAATGGTTGGTATAATAATGATTGTGGTTGGTTACAATCGCCAATTTCTGGTTTGTCCCAATCCTAAGATAGAATATCGATATATACCACGCACATTTTATGATGAACAATTAACAGGTGGAACAGTTATGAAACAATTTAGTAGTATGTTTGCTGATGAAAACCCCTGGATTGTTGATAGAAAAATTAAACGCGAAAAGGAAAACATCTATAGTGAATTTTTCACCAAATCGAAAGTATAACCGAATTTTAAAAAGTATGAGATAAAATATAGAATGGCAAACGAAAACGTGCATAAAATATCATTTGGACAAACAGACACTGATGAAAAAATGGAAGAAATCGCCATTAGTATGAGCAATATAAGAACTGAACATAGCCAACGTAGTGAATATAATTTAGCTGGAACAATGCGTAAAGTCCGTAGGCAACGTGAATTACATCGTAAGTGTGCTCAACATTACGAACGCCTTAATAGCTTAATTAATTTACCTTCAATCGCAATTAGTGGAGCAGCTTCCGTTTATTCATTTGCTTATCCAAGTGATGGAGGTGCTGATGAAGTTTTTACAAATAAAGTTATCGCCGGTTCTCTGTCGGCAGTTAATACAGTGCTTTTTAGTATGGCCGGATTTCTTAAACTCCAAGGAAAAGCAGAAAGTCATTTTATTGCTGCAGAAGAATATGACAATCTCTTAACGATGATTAACTTTGAATTACGTTTTCCCAACGAAAATATACAAGAATTCGCCAACAAAGTTGAAAAGAAAATATTGGAAATCAAAAAATCCTGTCGTTATTTCCCTCCCGAACATATTGTTAAAAAATATAATATTGAGCATCCTATTCCTGAAGGTGATGACAGTTGTAGCATTTAAATATCAATCTTACGCAGTATTTCCAATATATGATAATCATCTGAGTTCAATGTATATTCCTCTTTATTTATGTAAATGAATGAGTCAAATAAGAAATAATCTTGAACTTTTGTATCGTGAAATTCATTTACAAGTAAGAAATCTTTAGTATTCTTATCATTTCTTATCATAAGTCTATAAAATTTATTAGACTTATTATAGAGAAAAATATAGTCATATTCCTCTTTATCTATGTAATAAATATAAATATTCTTATAATTTGCTCTTTCTATTCTGATATTAGGAATACGCTTGTCATATAAATAGATTAGATTGTAATTGGAATAATTGTTAACAACTTGCGCGAGTGGAGAAACATCTTTTCTACTTACCATTTAATCCTTATGATAATTATAATTATGCTTTTTTTAAATAAAAAATTGAAATCAATATACGAAATATTAATATAAGAGATACAGTTATGAGTATAACTCTTGACCCAGAACAACAATTAGCTATAGACCATATATATGGAGGTAAGAATGTATTCTTAACTGGAGGTGGTGGAACTGGAAAATCAAAAGTTCTTGAAATTGCTATCCAAGGACTTAAAAACAAATATAGTCCTGAATGGAAAGATAAATTGGGTATTACAAGCACAACAGGTTCAAGTGCTCTGCTTATTGGGGGAACAACTATTCACAGTTTTTCCGGGATTGGTGTTTCACGTAATACGGAAGAAAAAATTATTGCTAAAATTGCTCGTAAAAAACATTTAGCAAAAAGATGGAGAAATATTCAAACACTTATTATTGATGAAATATCGATGCTCACTCCCATTACGTTCCGACTACTTTATCTGACGGCACAACGTCTTCGTAAAAACAATATGCCTTTTGGTGGAATTCAGATAGTCTTAAGTGGGGATTTTTGTCAATTGGCACCTATTTTGGAACAACATATTCCAGTTCACCATATGGAATATTGTTTTGAAACACCTGAATGGGAAGCAAGCAATATCAATGTTGTTCAATTTAAAACAATTCATCGTCAAAGTGATACCGCCTTTATCCAAACTCTTCAAAAAATTCGTATGGGATTATCAGACCAAGATACGACTAGTTTACTAATGGAACAATATCGTAAAGAACTTGACAATACACACGGTATTTTGCCTGTTCAATTGTTTCCAACACGTGAACGTGCGAATGATGTAAATCGCACACATTTTTCAAAATTAAATGTGAAAGACAGTGTCTCTTTTGGGATAGTTGTTGAATATTCACGTGTAATCGATCCTGAATTTTCCGTTCATAAGGATGAATATGAACGAAAAATTATATCACAATTGCCAATTGATGATAAAATTACTCTGAAAGTGGGTTGCCAAGTTATTTTAGTTGTTAATTTATCAGTAGAAGAAGGATTTGTAAATGGTAGTAAAGGCGTTGTAACTGATTTTAATGAAAAATCGGAACCAATTGTAACATTTAGCAACGGTATAACACGAACAATCCAAATACATACTTGGGAAATTGAAGACTCAAAAGCACTTGTAAAAGTAAAGGGGTTGCCTCTTATTATGGGTTATGCTTGTACAATTCACCGTTCACAAGGTATGTCTATTGATTTAGCAAAAATAGATATTGGGCGTAATGTATTTAGTGGCTCAGGAGGATATGGTCAAGTATATGTAGCACTTAGTCGTGTTCGTTCTCTTCGTGGTTTAAGTATTCTTAATTTTGACCCTTCAAAAATCCGTTGTCATCCAAAAGTTATAGAATATTACCGTATGTTAGATAGCAATATTATAACACATCCCCAGATAAAATCAGATGATACTTCTATCTCAACTGATAGTAAAGGTAAAAAAGTTGTTAAACGTAAAGTATCCCCAAATGGTGATATTCGTCAATATTTTACAACATTTAAATAGATTTAATAAATTGCCATCCTAAATCATCACACATTTTTTTCCAACATTCATCCTGTTCTTGAAGTCTCTCACGGGATTTTAAAAGAGGGAAACAGGGTAAGAGTTCATCAAATTCCAATAGCTGACAAAACTTATGTAAAATATAGGGATAAGAAAGGAAATTACGGCGACCTGGAGGACAGTGTTTAATAAAAGGAATTTGTGCCTCTTTAAACATTACACGGAGTGTTTCCTCTTGTGATTTTGATATTGTTGGCGGTGTAATACCGTTTATATGATTTGCTATATGTGTGGCGTGTTCATAATATTTATTTTGATTAAGTTTTCGTAATATTTCTTTTACTTTATCTGTATTAATAAGAGACAAATCAGTAATTCTTTGTTTTTTTATCTCAGCGTGAATTTGATTATATATATCTTCTGGTATTTCAGTACATTCCTTACCCTGAAATTGACTTAGATGTTCATTAAAATGATTAATACGCTTGTATGCCAAATAAGATATTTCTTTAAAGGGTTCTTTATAACTGGGTTTTTCACAATCAATAAACACAAAATCTTGGGCTCCACAATTTTTACAAATCATAAGGCCTTCATTATAAATATACAATTTTTGTGTATGACATTTTACACAAATTTCAATATCAAGTTCTTTATCTTTTTCCGTGATATATTGACTATCAACATAACTCATATATTTATCGAGTAATTGTGTTTTTGTTAATAATTTTTTATCTTCTATATCAGATTTCTTTTTGTCTTCTTCCTTTTTGAAAAAATCCATAATTGACTTTGAAAGAGGAGAACTTTTTTCATAAGTTCCAATTGAATTATTTTCTTTATTATAGTATTTAAACAAAATATGTCCAGTGTGTAAAAAATAATCTTTGAGAATTTTTTCAGGATTATTATTTGATATATATTTTTCTAGTTCTTCAATATCAAACTTTAATGAAAATTTGAGGTCTAATTCATCATCTGTTATCTCATTATTTGGTATTGATTCAATTTGTTTCAACTTTTTTTGCTTTTCTTCGAGTTTTTTTTGTAATTGTGTGATTTCTTTTTTTTGTTCGTCAATGGTTTTAATAATTTCTTGATGTTTATTGTCAATATTCACCGACTGTATATCTTTCTTTTTTTTATCCTTAAATACATTGGACATCATAATTAAAATTATATATAGATTATTATGTATGTGCTTTTTATATTAAATTTTGTTATGTCGTATAATTTTTAAAAATAACTTTTTTTTGTAAAAGTATATAAAAATGAGTGAATATCAAAATATTATCACACTTATTCAAATATCATTTATTTTTAATATGATACGTAATGGATGGAGGTTTCGTTATTTAGGAAACAATACTATGGAATTTAAGAAACGCAGAATTAATGGATATAATCCAAGTATATCAAAAATTTTAGGAGACAATCTTCCATCATTTCAATAAAAATAAGTATTTAAACACAATATAATAGAAAATAATTTTAGTGCGTTTTGTTAAAATTATTTTCTTTACCTATTATATAAAACAAACACAATGGGTGGCGGTCTCATGCAACTCGTAGCCTATGGCGCACAAGATATTTACCTTACTGGTAATCCTCAAATCACCTTCTGGAAGGTTTCTTACAAGAGACACACTAACTTCTCCATGGAATCCATTGAACAAACCTTCAATGGTGCCGCTGACTGGGGTCGCAAGGTAACTTGCACTATCAGCCGCAACGGTGATCTTATCTCCCGTGTATACCTCCAAGTAACCCTTCCCCGTGTAACTGCCGGTTACAACCAACAATTCAGATGGCTCAACTGGCTCGGTCACGTACTTGTCAAACAAGTAGAAGTAGAAATCGGTGGCCAACGTATCGACCGTCAATACGGTGACTGGATGCACATCTGGAACGAACTTACCCAAGCCTCCGGCAAAGCCAAGGGCTACGCCGCTATGGTAGGCAACGTTCCCCGTTTAGTCCAACCCGTTTCTGGCTCTAACAGCAACGTAATCGCCCCCGCCAACGCCGGTTTAACCGCCGCCGATATGGCCTTCGGTGACTGCGATCTTACCAGCTGCATGCCCGAAACCACCTTATACATCCCTCTCGAATTCTGGTTCTGCCGCAACGCTGGTCTTGCCCTTCCCCTCATTGCCCTCCAATACCACGAAGTCAAGATCAACCTTGAATTCCGTGAAGCCCGCGGTTGCTTCTGGTCCAACGACACCAACTTCTCTCTTCCTTCACTCAAGGCAGCCTCTTTATACGTTGACTACGTATACTTAGATACTGATGAACGCAGACGCTTCGCACAAACCAGCCACGAATACCTTATTGAACAAGTTCAATTCACTGGTGAAGAATCCGTCAACTCTGCCTCCAACAAGATCAAGCTTAACTTCAACCACCCTGTTAAGGAACTCATCTGGGTTGTACAACCTGACAGCAACGTTGATTACGAAGCAACTAAGGCAATGGGTGGTCTCCAATGGTTTAACTACACTGATGCTCTTGACATGACCCCTTACACCGGT